TCACTGGAGGATCTTTACTTCAAGGTGACATTACTGTCAGTGGTGCTTCTGTATTGAATGGAGGTGCTACTACTGGTGCTCTTTTCGTCACTGGAGGATCTTTGCTTCAAGGTGACATTACCGTTAGTGGTGCTTCTGTATTGAATGGAGGTGCTACTGCTGGTGCTCTTTTCGTTACTGGAGGATCTTTGCTTCAAGGTGACATTACTGTTAGTGGTGCTTCTGTCTTGAACGGAGGTGCTACTACTGGTGCTCTTTTTGTTACTGGAGGATCTTTGCTTCAAGGAGACATTACTGTTAGTGGTGCTTCTGTATTTAATGGAGGTGCTACTACTGGTGCTCTTTTCGTTACTGGTGGATCTTTGCTTCAAGGAGACATTACTGTTAGTGGTGCTTCTGTATTTAATGGAGGTGCTACTACTGGTGCTCTTTTCGTAACTGGTGGATCTTTGCTTCAAGGAGACATTACTGTTAGTGGTGCTTCTGTCTTGAATGGAGGTGCTACTACTGGTGCATTGTTTGTTACTGGAGGATCTTTACTTCAAGGGGATCTTACTGTTAGTGGTGCTTCTGTGTTGAATGCAGGTGCTACTACTGGTGCTCTCTTTGTTACTGGAGGATCTTTACTTCAAGGTGACATTACTGTTAGTGGTGCTTCTGTGTTGAATGCAGGTGCTACTACTGGTGCTCTTTTCGTTACTGGTGCATCTTTGCTTCAAGGAGACCTTACTGTTAGTGGTGCTTCTGTGTTGAATGCAGGTGCTACTACTGGTGCTCTTTTTGTTACTGGAGGATCTTTGCTCCAAGGAGATCTTACTGTTAGTGGTGCTTCTGTGTTGAATGCAGGTGCTACTACTGGTGCTCTCTTTGTTACAGGAGGATCTTTGCTCCAAGGAGACATTACTGTTAGTGGTGCTTCTGTGTTGAATGCAGGTGCTACTACTGGTGCTCTTTTCGTTACTGGTGCATCTTTGCTTCAAGGTGATATTACAGTTAGTGGTGGTTCGATTTTCAATAATGGAATTACTACTGGTGCATTGAATGTTACAGGTGATTCTATTTTGGAAAACAATTTGACAGTTACATCTGGTAGCGTAACAGTATCTACAAACGATTACTCACCAATCATTGATGCAAGTTCTGCAACCGGTGGTTCTATATTGTTTAATTCAGTAGATGTATCACCAAGTTTGGGTGATATTGTTAGAGAACGTATTTTCAGTGCAGTTAATGGTCAAGCTTCTGCTGCAAATATTACAAATTTTGCTTTCAGTAATCTTGTTGTTCGTGCATTTGATGCAGTCGTATCTGTATCGATCATGACAAGTGATAATACAAATAAATATGCTTATTATAACTTGAAAGGTGTTCAAAAATCTGGAAACTGGGTTGTAAATAGTTCTTATGTTGGTGATGTTACAGGATTTACCTTTTCAATTACCAATGCGGGTCAAATACAATACACATCTACAAGTGTTGGAAACTATACTGAAAGTTTCGTAAGTTTCAGAGCATTGACAACATCTGTTTATTCTAGTTAAACAAAGTAATTAAAAATATAAGATAAGATAATATAATTAATATAAACGTATAAAAACTTTTACATTTGAATAAATGTAAACGAATTTCCAAACTTATTAGCATATCTAACTATTAAGTGATCATAAGAAAAAAAATCTTGAGATGGTAAAAAACGTACATTTTTAATTATAACATCAGACTTATCGGATGTCCATTTCTGAATTTTATAAAAATAAGATAGTGTATTTTTCATTTTATTTTTATGTTTTAACATATCAATTTCTTCTTCAATATGAAGAGGTACACAGTTTAAATAATCCAACTTTTTTTCAATAACAGTGTTAATGCAAATGTTTCTGAGAGTTTGTGACGACATAATTTACTTTATTATATAAAAAAAATCAATTTTTATTTTATATAGCACTTATATATGAACATAAACTTTGCATTTTTGCGTCACGGTCATGGATGTCATAATTCTATTTCAAATTTGGTTAAATACGATGTTATATCTATAGATGATGGTATGAAATTTATGAAGGCAAACAAAGATGATAATATATTAACAAAAATGTTTAAACAAAAGTCATTTACATTAAACGATCCAGTTTTAACAGAAATTGGAGTAGAGGCATCTATATATAATGGATGTATAATTAATAAAATATTACGTAATTTGTCACAATTTACTAATAAAAAAGAGTTGGAGATGAAGACATTTAACGTAGTAGGTTGTTCTCCTTTATTGAGATCTATGGAAACAGCGTATTATATGACACGAAAATGGAAAAATCCACCAGATCAAATATATGTATTTCCATTATTAAGAGAGATAGATGAATCAAGTATAGATAAATATTCGGAAAAAAGTAAAGAAATAATTAGGATAACACCTAGTTATTCTATGAAAACTATAAAAGAACAAAAAGAATATTTGCGTGGATTAGGTATATTGGATAAATTTAATTTTTCATTTGTAGAAGCATTTCCTACAGAAAGAATAGAACCTGGTGATATAGCAGAATTCATAATGTGGTTTGGTAAATATTTTATAAAATTATTAAATAAACAAACAGATTTAAATGTATTTATTATTACACACGCAGGTGTTTTAAAAGATTTTTCAAAACAAGGTTTTTATAATAATTCTGGTTTTGTAATTAATACATATTTTGATAATGTTAAAAGGGGTTTTGCTATAAATCAATATGTATCATTAAATAATTATATTGAAAAGTATAATTTTTTCAAGGATTATAACAACCCTACTTATAATACAAAATCATATTATTGTCCTTCAAATAGATGTGGTCAATTGTGTTCTGTTGCATCTGGAAGGATGCAAGACAAAGTTAAAAAAATAAATCTTTATTGTGATCCAGATTCATAATTTAAAAAAATCTTGATTGTGGTGACGTCCAAAAATTGATTAAAATATATAATTAATTATTAATTATATATACATGTCAAATCCTATAGCAACTGTATTTCACGGAGATGTTACTTTAGAAACAGGGAGTGATGTCACTCAATTTGGTTGGGGTGATATTAATATTAATAGAAGATGTATTATAAATGGAACAGAAAACAGTACTTGTAATACAAATGGTTCTTTAATTGTAGCAGGTGGTGTTGGTATTACAAAAACATTAAATGCGCATGAAAATGTAAATGTGTTATATGGTATTACAAACTTAACAGAGACTCATATAGATACAAACAATGGTCCCTTTACTGTTACAGGTGGGAATGAAGCTTTAATACAAGTTGGAAATAATGTAACATTTGTAAGTACAGGTGGGAACATAACTATCCAATCATCAATAGGAGATGTTGGTATATATGGTGGTTCTAATAATCCTGATACAATTAATATTTTATCAACTCACCAAGATGGAGGTATATCTTTATTATCTGGTACAGTATCTGGACAAATATCTATTATTTCTGGATCAGGTGGTATTACAGAAACAACATCAAATGGTAATATATCTATTACAGCAAATAGTGGTAATGGTAATTTCACAGTTAATTCTACAAGTAATAATCAAAATTTATCAATAAATTTAAATGGTTCAACAGATTCACAATTGAAAATAGAAAGTAGTGGTATTAATACAACTAATAAAGCAATTGTTATTAATACAACGAATATAAATGGAAGTATACAAATATCGAATGCAAATGGTTTAGGAGTCGGGTCTATTACACAATTGTCAGGTTCAGGTGGTTATACATTAATTACAAATACATCTGGACCTATATCTATAACATCTCAGGCTGCAAGTTCGAGTTATTTAGTTGAATCTGCTGGAAATAACCAAAATCTTACAATTGGTTTAATGAATGAAACTGATTCTTCTTTAATAATTCAAAGTGCTGGAATTAATACAACTCAGAATGCTTTGGAAATCAAAACAACATCACCTACAGGAAATATTTATATAAACCAACCAGTAGACGCATCAAGTAAAATAATAGTACGATCAGGTACACAAGGTTTAGATGTATCGACTCAAACAGGTGGGTCTATTAATATGAATACATATGGTGCTTCTAGTACTTATACAAATACAACTTATGCAGATAATCAAGATCTGAATATTACAGTAACGGGGGATACAGACTCGAGAGTAAACATTGTATCATCTGGTATAGGTAATGATGCAATAAAATTGAGTACAACAAGTGTTACTGGTGGAATTTTTTTAACAGCAAATGGAACTGTCCGTTTAGAAAGTGCTGATGGTAGTATCCAAATAGCTACAGATACACCTAGTATACCTGTTTATATAGGTACATCAAATAGTACAACAACTATATATGGAGACTTGGATGTAAAGGGTGTTACTACAACTGTAGAATCAACAGTTGTTACTATTAATGATAATATTATTACTGTAAATAATGCACCATCAGGTACATCAGATGGAGGTTTGTCGGTTAAAAGATATCAAACTGCAAACGACTCTGCTTTTGGAGATGTTGTATCAGATACACCAGATCATTCTGGTACTATACAAAATGGTAGTAATACACTTACAACTGCACATTTAAGTTTGAGTGCAAATAGTACAGATGATTATTACAATGGTTGGTGGATTAAAGTAACATCTGGTACAGGAGCAAATCAAGTTAGACGTATTAAAAGTTATACTGGATCTACAAGAATTATCACTATTTATAGTACTAGTGATCAAACTGGTATATTAGGAAATCCTATTCCAACTGAAGGTATGGATTTTTCTACTATTTTGGATAACACATCAACATATTCTTTATATCCTTGTCATTTTGTTATGATGATTTGGGACGAATCAGTTGATGAATTTGCATTTGTATGTAGTAGTCAACATCCTTCTGAAAATACATCAATTGTTCATTATTCAGATTTACATATTAACAATCTTACAGCATCAGATATTACTATCAATAGTATAAATGGGTCACAAGCCGACATAACAACTTATATAACATTAAATAATAATTCAACAACACCAGTAATTATAAGCGATTTCCCAAATACACATGGTATTTATCTCCTATTCATTAAACCAAGTACAGACACTGCTAGAACACACGGGATTTTTATGATAGGTAAAGTGGATGGAGTTGGTGTTCCTGGTACTGTAATCCGTTTAATATCTGTTAAAGGAATGCATAATGATCAATTAGATGTACAATGGCCAAACGATGCATTACCCCAATTATTATATCGTCCTTATCCAAATGGTATAGGAGGGTCAACTCAATATAAAATAAAAATTGTTAGTTTATAAAATAATATTTAAGTAATTATCAAACAATAATAATTACTTTTTTATTCTTCTTTTTATTCATCTTTTTCCTTTTCCGTATGTATATATTTTTTTAAAAAGTATTTCGTAAACCAATTTTTAAACCAATAACTATGTAACGAAAAAGTAAGAATTCCTAATACAAGGAAAAAAAAGTTAGAACTCATTTTCCAAGCTAAATAACCATGATAAATAATACGTGTTAAAAAAAATGTTAATCCAAATACATTATCAAATCTCAAACTTTTATTATAATTCCCACTACTTAAAAACATTGTGGGTAATTCTTCTATCATAAACAAAAAATAAAAACTCTCACAACCTAATTTAAATGATAACATACTTACGAATACATATATAATATGATGAGGGTATCCTGATAATGTACACATATATTTATGATATTTTTTATATCCTATATAAGAATCTGTTATTAAATACGACATTAAATTTAATACACCCAAATATACGATAAAATTATCACTTCTTGACAAACTATTTTTATAATTCATAATATCAAAATCATTATTCATTAACTTGTAATTAAAATACATACTCAAGAAAAACAATGTCGAAGATGCCTTTATAGATAAAATATGAGCACGCTGTTTTTCCGTCAATTTTTTATTCCTCGTTATTGTATTATGATACATTAAATAATAATCAATACAAAACAACACCACAAAACCTATTGATAATTTGATATTCATAATTATATTATATTATAATTTTTAAATTAAGTCTCTATATATACCGTAATAATATAAAATAACAATAATAAATAAATACATATAATACTAAATAAAACTACACCTAATAATTTTGAATTATCACATAATATATTATTCTTTAACAATAATATCCTTATACGATATCTATTTAATGTATAATTCATATAATTATTTGATAACTTCATTAATAATAAATCTATCTTGTGTACATCTAATTTTGTTTTAAACTGATTTAATGTATTACAAACTCTTTTTATTGTAAAATAATTATATGGATCTATAAACTCTCTACATAGAGGACATTGGTATATATTTTCCATAAAAATCATTAATAAACATTTTGAATGTATTAAATTTTTACAACAAATTAGTTGTAATTCATCTTTATTATCTATTTCTAAACAAATACAACAAACATCTTGTAGTTCTGTAAATTCAATATAACTCATATTCAGAATATTCAGTTATTTTTAAACTACTTTTACTCGTGTTTTTAATTTCTATAAAAATAAGTGTTGAAAATATTAATACAAGTAATAAACATAATATATAAAATAAAATCTTTTTATAATTTATGAATTTTAAACATATGTACTTGTCTTTTTTTTTTATAAAAGTTATATAATCGAACAGGTGATCTTGATTAAAAAATCGTTCTAAAATCATTCTTACTTCTGTTTTTTCTATATTTACAGAATTATTTACAGAATTGCATTTTAATATAACATCTAATGTGTTTAAAAAATCAATTAAATGAATCTTGTCATTTATTTTATTATAAACACATCTACAAGTAGGACATTTTACATCAATGTTTGTTAATATCATTTTTACAAAACATTCTTGATGAATTGATTGACGACAACAATCAAATTTAATAAACGTATCATAATTTGTGTTTAAACAAATACAACAATAACGTTCATAATCTTCACTTGAAGATCTTGTACTTGTCTTGTTTATAATTTGTAGTTCTATATGATCCATTTTGTTATCATTTTATTTATTTTTAAATATATTTATATTTTTTATATAATATATGTAAATGACAAACATCAAACCCAAACTAAAAAAATGTAAATCTAAAAAAGCAAGCCATCGTAATAAACAAGATCAGAAATTACCAAGCGAGTTAATTGAAAATATATTAAATATACGTCAATTCAAATCATTAAAAAACATAGATTTGTTAAAGAGTATAGAAAAAATAAAAAACATACATTCTATTTATAAAAATACAATATACAGATTAAAGAAAAATAATATAAAAGGAGAAAGTTTAATGATTTTAAACAATCAACTTCACGAACTTTATAATTATTTTATATATGATTTGAAAACTACACATAATAAAATTATACTTGAAAAAGATTGGTATACAACATTTGTTGTATTAATAAATGGTTTAAATAATTTAAATGATTTAAAATATATCATTGAAAAGGTGTTTTATAATTCATATCGTTTTAAAACATATGCTCCTTTCTTTATACTTCCTGAGAAATTAAAAAGTAAATTTTATGAAATTCTTGATAAATCACCAGATTTTTCAAAAGCGTTTATAGACAATGATTTACGACGATTTTATGATGAAGATCAGGATGAATTTATAATACCAAATAATTTTAAATTATCAAAAGTAGATATGGAACGAATAAAAAAAATAGTTTTAGAAAATTCGGATATAATTCTAAAAAATATTCAAGATATTATAAATTATTATGAAAAACCACAACATAAATTTTATATTTAATATTTATTAAGTAATAATCTAGAATTTATTTTATTACTTAATAATAGAAATGTCAAATAGACTCGGTAGTCATTATAATAGATATATACAAACTAACTATTTAGAAAGTAATTCAAACCAATGGAATCAAAATAATTACCAAGATGTATATAGTACTAATTTTAATACAAAACATAGTTTATCAAATGAGCCAAATATAGAATATGAAGAATATGTTCATTATATAAGTGTTTCATCTAGGGATAGAGATCGATCAATTTACGCAAATGTAAATAATTATTGTATCACATTACCCAACGAATTCAAAAATATATCATCTGTTGAATTAATACAAGCAATAATTCCAGCAAAAAACAATGCAGACTCCGAACCATATTTATTGCTGGACATAGATGAATTAGAAGAAGTTGTTATATCGAATGATACTCATATATCAGATTCATTTGCTATTTTACAACCTTCACCACCTATTACTGCAGGTGGATTTATGCAAATTGATAAACGTATACACGAAAATACAGTTAAAATATACAAAACACCTCGATCAAGCTTATCAAAATTAACTATTTCTATAAAAGATGATTCAGGAAATCTTTTTGATTTTGGTATTGATACTGTACCTCCAAATGCTATAGATAAATCTCTACAAAATACATTTATTTTTAAATTAATTACATTGGAAAAACGTCGTGCAGATTTGCGTCATAGAAACGTATTTTAAAAAGTAAATATAATAATTTATATTTACTTTATTTATACTTTTACTTTTTATTCCTCTTAATATTTACAAATCGACTATTTACACCTCCTCTTGGTCCAAAATCTTTTGTTTCTACACTTTTCAAAGGATCAGGTTTATCAATTCCTTCAAATATAGAAAATGATCTTTTATAAAATTCAATATCACGTGGATTACAACTTTGTTTATTTGTTTCCGTTAAAGGAGTTCTCATAGAATTATCAACATCTAAATTACCATGTGCAGTTTGATATTTAGCTGGCGTAGTTGGAAATGGCAATTGTCCAAACTCATTTTTTATATTTGGATTTGTCACAATACCACCAGTTTTACCATATCTTAAAAATGAATCTTGATCCATATTTTCAGATGGTACAAACAAATGATCACGAATTGTCATTCCATAAAAATTCAATTTATCTTTTGCTTCTAAAAGATCTATATGATTTGTTGTAATGTATTTAATCTTTTTATTATTGTCATCTGTTCTTTGTTGTATAGCACAAGGATCATCAATTGTTCTGTTTAATTCTCTCCAATTTACCTTAAATTCAGAATCGTCAAAATTACTATTGTATAACATATATAATTATAATAAACAAAATAAAAAAATAATAAAACCAAGTATTAAAACTAACTATTAAAACTAACTATTAAAAATTGTCAAATCTAAAGTTTATTTATAATATTATTTACAACTTCGCCAAATTGATTTTCATATTCTATTACATTAACATATGATTTTTTGATAAAATCATCTAATAAGATTGTTGAATTATACAAAATTTTACTTAAAGAAATATATATAATATCAAAATTATTACGTAATTCACTATAAGTATTACTATAAGTATTAGTATAAATATAACTATAAATATAACTATCTTTATATAAATTTGTATAAAATACAGTATATAACATAAAAAATACAAATATCAACAACCAAAACAAAATATAATAATTTGAATTCTGTTTATCTTGATTCATATGAACCCTACATAATTGTTTTGTACGAAGTTTATAATTTTTACAACGTTTATATATACAATATTTGTCCTTTTTACGTTCTAAAAAACTTTGTTCAAATTTTCTATTATAATTCGATTTCATATTAATAATATTAAAAATAGTAAAATCTAAAAAGTAATTCATTTTTTTATTATACAAGAATAGGTTCCCATTTTGAAAAATGTTGATTCCATTTGCATTTTAATGAAATAACAGTTTCATTTTCAAAAAATCTTTTCATTTTTTTAGATTCACGAATACCTTTAATATAAAGTATACCTTCCATATTATTTGTATTGGCATTGTATACATTATAAACATCTATATATTTCCCCATTTGAATAGTTTTCATATTTTCATCAACCGATTTGACATTAATAAATCTTCTTTTTGTAAAATAACATATTTTCTCTATACAATCAATTTCATTTTTATGAATAAAATTATTTTTAAAAATTTTTATCAATTTTTCATTTTCTATATCGAAAATTGGATGAATATTAATTTTCATGTGATTATTCAAACATTCTAATTTCTCTTTACCTATATTTTTTATCATTTCATTCAACATAACATAACGTAATTCATAAGACACATCTATAATATTTTTTGATTTCATTAAAATATCTGTTAATAAATATTCATATCTATCGTCTTTTTTATACAAATATCCTTCAAATAAAATATCATCTTCAAAAACACAATCAATTTCTAAACAAAAATCAAATAATGAAAACGTTTCTAATTTATCAGAATTAGTATTATATTGGTCAGGGAAAAAATATAATATTTCATAATTTGTTTTTTGATTATCTACTAAATTTTTACGAGTAATAAAAACATAGTATTTCTTATTATTATTTGGAATTAAATAATCATAAGAAATTCCTGTATTCACATCTTTATCTAAAGATGTTTCTTTCTTTTTAGAAATAACAAATTCATTATAATTTTGCAATAATGGTTTTAATATTTCTTTTAAAGAATTTGTTTGAGAATAATTTACACTTTTATTTAAAAAAGACATCCCTCTTAAGTTAATAAAAATATTAAATGTTTTTCAATTTTTTCATTTGTTATGATTCGTGTAAATCAAAAATCTTTTTTACATCTTAATCTTATATTAGCACATTCATGTCCGTGTGTTTAGAAGGTAATGTTTTTATCGATGGTGGACAAGGTCAAAATATTAACATAACATCTTCTTCAATTGGAAATTCTAATATATCAAAAAGTTCACTGGATATGTTAAGTAATACTGGCGTACTACAAAATATCACTAATGTAGCAGACCCAATCGCCCCACAAGATGCAGCAACCAAAAAATACGTAGATGATTTAGATATTACTATTTCAAACGTAACACTTACAAATACTGATACCATATCTATTTCCAATTATGTTAAAGGAAGTTATGTTATTACTATTAGTAATCTTGTATTTAATGGCCCATCTGGTATTTTTCACGTTACTAAAAGCGAAAGTTCACAACAAGCACACGTTGTAAGAACTGTTTCAGCACCCGGAAATGGAACAAACGTATTCTTAAAGATCACTTGGCCACAAAATTCAGGTATTTTACTTAATAAAACTGGAAATAATTATAACGGAAGTTATAGAGTAAAAGTAATGTAAAAATTACTTCAATAAATCATCCTTTAAACATTCTAATTTACTTTTTATTTCTAATAATCTTTGGTTTAAATTTATCAAATATTCTTTTCTTTCTAATAATTGTTGTATAGTCGATATATCATATTCTATCTTATTTTCTAAACTACTTGTTATTGTTTCTAACAACTCAATTTTCTCTTTTTCTACATTGACATCACACTTGTCATTTGTATTTTTATCACCAATTTCATCACACTTTTCATTTGTATTTTTATCATCACACTTTTCATTTGTATTTTTATCATCACACTTTTCATTTGTATTTTTATCATCACACTTTTCATTCATATTATCACACTTTTCATTTTCAAATAATTGTTTCATAGTTAAATCATCAATTGGTATACTTTCTTCATTTAATTCATCAAAAAAAAATTTCAAAGCATAGTTAAATCCTACTAAAAAACTAAAAAAAACAAAACCACCAAATAAATCTTTTCTCATTTGATTCATATAATTAATAATGTTTAAATCAAATAACATATATTAATTATAATAATTAATAATTTTAAATAAAATTATACTTCCTTTGGTTTCAAAGGAATTGGTTCTGCCAAATCGGACAAATCATCTTCAGTATATATATGTTGTTGATGTTGTTCTTGATCTGCAGTTGTAGTTGTAGTTTCTGGGGAAACTTGAGGTCCTTGTTGTAAACTACTAGAAACAAACGTTACAACTTTACTCAAGAGTGCAGCATCATTTAGTGTATACGCACCGTGTCTTTGACCCTTATTGATACCTTGAATCAATAATTGTTTTGCCAAATCTTCACTAATTTCTTTATCTGGAACGTTATTAATCAATACATCCATAGCACGTTTTAGAATTTCAGCTTCATTCAACAAATAAGCACCCTTTTGTTGGGCTACTTCAATATATTGAGCAAGGATTTGTACAGAATTTGTATTATCCAATGTAATAACAGTAGGTTCTTGTTGTTCAGATGACATTTTATTACTCTTTTAATATAAAAAAAAAGATAATTACAAACACACTTGTTTTTTTTTCATTTTTTATTTATTCTTTAATCACATATGAATTCAATTATAAGTGATTTAACAAGTGATACAATAAGTATTATTTTTAAAGAATGTGAAAAGTCAAAAAACAAAAAAAGATTACGATACATTATCAATACTATTATAAATATCGCATTTCATAATATAAAACCTTATCTATATACTATTATGGCCATTTTAGTTTTATTGTTTATTATGAATCTATTCCAATTCTATTATTACATAAAGTTATTTATAACAAATTCAAATATACAAAATTTAAATATAGATGACATATATACATTTAAAAATCAATAGATAACATTTTTATTTATTAACATTTTTATTTACAAATTATACATACGAATTTAAATTATACATACGAATTTAAATTATACATTTCTTCCCATAAATGAAACGTTTCCTTTCTTTTTTCTAAAGATTTTTCAAGATTTTCTTCATAATTTTTCAAAAATTCAGTATCATTACATAATTTTATAGCATTTTCTAAATGTAAACATTGTTTATCTAATAATAAACCATTAAATCTTTCAATTTCTTTAACAAATTTTTCAGGTATACTATTAAATATCTTGAATGAAACAAATTTTGTCTTGGAATTTACTATAGATTCAGATAAATTTTGTAATTTTTTCAATACAATTTCACGATCATTTGTATCACATTCAAAATATTTACATATAATATATTTTTCTGAATTAGTAGGTCTACTTGTTTTTGGCTTATAAATATAAATTTCTTTATAAAAACAAGACAATAAATATAACAAATGAATACTTGTTTCAGTTAAAATATCAAACATTTTTAAAATAAAATGTCCATTCTTTTTTTGCATCATCAAAGCTGTAAATATTTCATTTAATATAAGTTGATAATGCAATTGTTCTTTATGATTAAAATCTGTACCCTCGTCAAATCCTCCATCAGCTGTTATCAAATAAAATTCTTTTTTTGAAATATGTTTCAAGTAATTTATATTTTGAATATTGTTAATATCCCCTGTATTATCTTTACCATAAGATATACATAAATACTTGTTTAAAATATTTTTATTATAACTTGGCAAGTTATAATTTTTATATTGTGGTAAATCTTTGTTCAAAGATATAGTATAAATTCTATAATTTTCAAAACGCTTATTTCTAGATCGTTTGACAACCGTAAAACCATCATCATCTGTAACATCTGTTTTCTTTTTCAAAGGTTGAACAATTCTATCTATTTGCAGATAAATATTTGTACCTTGAATAAAACCACCAGGTGCTTCTGCACAATGAAGAATAATTTCATCTTCATTATAATCTTCAAAAATCTCAAATTCATTTACAATTTCCCAATATTTGTAAAATGCTCTATTTATAATAGGATCTTTTACTTGAAAATCATACAAATTAATATACCATCTAACTTTTTTCCAACTTTCACTATCAATATTGTCAATATTATTCCTGTATATATTTAAACGATCACTATAACCATAACGTTCTTGTGGTAATTCAGGATCGTTCTGAAATTTTAATTCAATATTGACATTATCAACATTCATTTGTCTCTCGATATCAATTTTAAACATCATTATATTAATAATAATCCTTTTTTTAAATCATTTTCAGTTTTTTTAAACTTTCAATCAAACGCTTTTTCACTAAAATTTTTTTACAAACTATTTATATTAGAATATGTCTTCCATAAAATTAAAATGTCTTGATGATTTAGGAAATGACATTTTTATAGTAGATTCAAATACAGGTATTCTTTCTACAAATACAACAGAATCATTAAACTCCACAGTTGGAGCTGTTAGATTATCAGGCGGTTTAAGTATTCATCAAACTAAAAATGCAACAAGTATTACATCTGGGGGAGCACTAACTATAGCTGGTGGTGCTAGTTTTTCTAAAGATGTACACATTGGTGGTGACCTTGTTGTATATGGTACACAGACTCAAATTATTTCTCAGATTGTAAAAATTCAGGATAATTTACTTGTAGTAAACTCTTTACCAAATTCATCCAGAGATGGCGGTATATTATTTCAAAGATATCAATTAGAAAACGATTCCAATACAGGAGATATTGTACAAGATATACCAACTTTAAATTTTACATTAGTAAATGCTACAACTAACACAATTACATTACCACTATCTTCTAGTTCCATTGATGATTATTATAACAATTGGTTTATTAGAATAGATTCAGGCCCCGGACAGGATCAAATTCGACAAATTACGAGTTATATAGGAATTACTAGAACAGCATCATTATCAAGTTCCTTTACAACTATACCAGAATCAAATGATAATATATCAATGTTTAATAAAATATACGCATCATATTTTTATAGAGAATCATCTGATAATTTCGTATTAGGATGGACTACAAATGATCCTAATTCATCAAATATAGATATAGCTGATTACATAGGATTAAGTTGTGGTTATGTACATATTAACGATACAACGAATGCAATAGGATTAGGTTCAGGTGGTAGTTTTAATACAATAGGTGGAGCAAGTATTTTAAAAAATCTATATGTAGGTGATAACTCTGTTTTTTCATCAAATGTTACAATATCTAACTCATTATCATCTGATTTTATAACAACACAAAACCAATATATAAATCATCATCTTACAATTGGAAATACTGTTTTAACATCAAACGTTATTGCAACAAATTTTACATCAAGTTCTGCATTTGTCACAAATATATCTTCAAATTCATTATTATCTTCAAATATATCTACATCTAATATCATTACAACAAATACTTCAATTCAGAATTTATTAGCAACCGATTCAACCATTTCAAATACAAATATCACATCTCTTACAAGTCTTGAAGCTAATATTACAAATACAACTATAGCTAATTTATATACATCAAAAATTTGTTCTTTAGGAAATTCCAATACTATTGGAAACATCTTTACAACAGGTGGCAATGTCGGTATTAATATTGAAAACCCAGATTATCATTTAGATGTTAATGGAAACGTTCACGTTAACGCAGATCTATATGTAGATGGTATCATAACAGGTGGTGTAGGTACAAGTAGTACATTTGCTTATTTAACACTTACGTCAACTGATGAATCTATAAATTTAAGTACAGGATCATTATTAACATATGGCGGTATCACTATACAATCACAAACAAATTCAGAATCTGTTACTAATGGTGGTAGTTTTCTTACAGAAGGTGGTGCATCTATTGGTAAACGTTTATTTATAGGAGATGGATTGATAAGTTTATCAAATGCAAATACAATAGGAAATATATTTACAACTGGAGGTAATACTGGTTTTAATACTACGACACCACTTTCTACACTAGATGTATATGGATATTCTTATATAGGTCATTCTACCCCAACTGATGTTATGTCATATGATCAAATAACATTAACACCTCTAAATGAGGATGTAGGTATAGTTGAGTTAAATCTTAATACAGATAATGGTAAAAGAAATTGGGTATATGCAGATTCTACATCAGGTATGCGTCTAGGAGGGTATGGTAGTGTTTCTATTCAACCAAATGATACCACTATAGCTACGTTTACAACATCTGGTGAAATGGTATTATCCTCCACTTCAGGAAATGATTTAAGTATAACAGTTAATAATTTATCATCTCTTCAAACAAACAATCTTTTACCCATCGTTTTAAACCCATACGGTGGAAACGTAGGAATCGGTTCAACAAGTGCTAATTATAAATTACATATATACGGTACACAATATATACAAAGTACACAATTCGTAGGAAATACGAATATCACAGACATATCTGGTGGTGCATTAAACGTTCTAGGAGATATAATTGTATCAGGAACAACTGGTATTTATTTCACAAACCACGGAGTAAATTCACCATCTTTTACATCTAGATCTCCTGGATCAAAAATTATTTTATCATCACAATTATCTAATACATCTGGTGATTATGCAATCGGTATAGAAACATCTAATATGTGGTTCTCTGTTCCTGAACTATCAAATGGCATAAAATGGTATGCAGGAACAACTAATACAATGTCACTTGAACCATACGGATGTTTATCTATCAATGGGACTGCAAATTCAGACGGTATTGGTACGGGAGGATCTTTTACTGTTTTAGGAGGTGGGTCGATTTCTAAAGATTTACATATTGGAGGCAGTTTATACATTAACGGTCAAAATGCATCCATTATATCTGGAAGAACAACTATTGGAAATTATAATGGCACTGGTAGCCTTACATTATCTAATATATCAATTGGTACTACAATGGGAAATACAAATTATAAAATTATAGGTAATTTAAATACTATAACAAATAATACAAATATATATACCGTCACCTTTACATCTTTAACATTAACAACATTTAATGTAAATATTTATAGAATTGATTCACTTGGAAGTGGTTGGTCTGATAATAATTTATGTCTATCTTGGGAAATTATACCCTAAATTTTATAATATTATTTTATATAATAATATTATTATAATTATAAATGGGGAATTCTCTTTCAAGTGATTTAATTTATACAAAAACTGAAAGTGATGATAAATTTCAAACAAAAGGAGAATATGCATTATCTGACGATTTAAAAAAATACGCTTTAACTGGGAAATCATATACGAAAATTGAAAGCGATGATAAATTTCAAACAAAAGGAAGTTATGCATTATCTGACGATTTACAAAAATACGCTTTAACTGGGGAATCTTATACAAAAAATGAAAGTGATTCTCGATTTCAACCAGTTGGAGATTATACAACTAAAACTGATCTTGCTGCTTATCAATCAAAGGGTGACTATGCTTTAAAAACTGATCTTGATGCTTATCAATCAAAGGGCGATTATGCTTTAAAAAACGATCTTGTAGCTTATCAATCAAAGGGTGATTATCAACCAGTTGGAGATTATGCTTTAAAAACTGATCTTGCTGCTTATCAATCAAAGGGCGATTACGCTTTAAAAAACGATCTTGTAGCTTATCAACCAAAAGGAGATTATCAACTTAAGGGCGATTACGCTTTGAAAAACGATCTTACAGCTTATCAACTTAAGGGCGATTACGCTTTGAAAAACGATCTTACAGCTTATCAACTTAAGGGTGATTATCAACCAGTTGGTGATTATGCTTTGAAAAACGATCTTACAGCTTATCAACCAAAAGGTTCTTATCAACCTGCTGGTGATTATGCTTTAAAAACTGATCTTGCTGCTTATCAACAAAAAGGTTCTTATCAACCTGCTGGTGATTATGCTTTGAAAAACGATCTTACAGCTTATCAACCAAAAGGTTCTTATCAACCTGCTGGTGATTACGCTTTAAAAATGGATCTTGCTGCTTACCAATCAAAGGGAGATTACGCTTTAAAAACTGATCTTGCTGCTTACCAATCAAAAGGTGATTATGCTTTAAAAACCGATCTTACTGCTTACCAACCAAAAGGTAATTATCAAAATGCTGGAAACTATGCGTTAATAGGTGATGCTTATACAAAAACTGAAAGTGATACACTTTTCCAACCAAAGGGTAATTATGCTTTAAAAACAGAATTACAGGGACCTAAAGGTGATATTGGTCCTCAAGGTCCTCAAGGTCTTAAAGGTGACATTGGTCCTCAAGGTCTTAAAGGTGAAACTGGTCCTCAAGGTGCTAAAGGAGATACTGGTCTAGGTTTAATTGCTGGATATGGTGTTCCTATACAAGATTCTAGAGCAGTTGATAGTTTACCAAATGTATACTATAAAATTGGTCGTGGTGTATATAAAGAATTTAAAGAAATAAAAGCGTTTACACAATTAAACACAATGAGATTACGTATAATAGAAAGAATGATTGGTCTTCGTGTTCCTCCATTTATAAATATGGATGAAGTTAAAAATGCATTTTACTTTTATTTAGAAACAATTGTTAATTGGGGAGATGCTACAGGTGGTCCAATCTATCAATACGCCCATTGTCCTGAAGGTTCATATACTAGATTTTCGCGTGGAGATACTTGGTCAGAATGGAGACAGAATGTACATATTGCATTCGGTCAAGAAGTTCAGAAACTTATGGAGGATCAATATACGCGTAATATATTTCCAAAACAAGATGCGTTTAATAAACCAGCAGTTCAAATTGGTATTGATAATCAAGCACGAGATACCAATATTTACAGTTTATCTTTTGGACAAGCAGAAGGTACTGGTATGGGTGTTGTACCAAACGATAAAAAAATGTTCAATGATACCACAGGACCTGTTTTAGGTACACATATCCCAGCAGCAAATGAATGGGGTCTCTTTAGTGACGGATGGAACAAACTATTTGCTGTAAAAGGTGGATCTGGTAACGTAAAAGCAAAGGGTGAGGTTGAAGCACAGAATTTGAAAGTAACGAATGCTGTTTATACAAATGTTATTTGTGATCGAGGTAACACAAATTGTATGGAGTACAATAATATCGTTCGTAGACAAAATGGTAAACTGCTAACACCACCTGGGCCAAATTTATGTAATTCTGATGGTAGTATTTGTGTTGATGTAGCAGATATTAAAAATGTTATAGATAATGCAGTTAGAAAAAATAACAAATACTTTATTCGTTCTAACCGTGGTGGACTTCTTATTGATGCAGGTGGTTGGTCAAATAATAAGGGTGATTGGGAAACTATGAGTTTTGAACAACAATAATTGATAATCAAAAAACATATGACGTATTAATATTTAGGGATGCAAAAATCTATAATTTATATCTTATTCTAAATAATATTATACAATAATCATTTAGAATTATAAAAAATTTTATTCACTTATAGATTTAATTTGATACTTTGTTTAACTTCTGGAAAATTTTTATCTTTTTTTTTCCGTTTGTTTTCTACTTCTTTATCCCATTGTTTTAAAAATTTCTGATAAGTATCTTTTTTTCTATCAAATGTTTCCATATCAATTTTCGATTTAGTTTCTTTCTTATTTTTTTTACTACTATTATCACTTTTAGTTTTATAACGCAACATATGGTAAGGCGTATCATAATCTTCACTTTGACTTACTTGTTCGCTTCGACTTACCTCTTCACTTTGACTTACTTGTTCGCTTTTAGTTTCTTCGTCTTTACTTTTAACATCAAAAAAATTATATTTTACCGTTTTTTCAAATTCTTCATTTGATATATATGTTACACTTTCCCTTTTTACAATCTGTTTAATCCACCTATATACATTATCATATTTTTTAAATAATTGTTTATATCCACATTTTAATAAATAATTTATACAAGGAATATGACTGATATCTGCAATTGTAAAATCATTTCCAGCAATGTATGAAAAATCTGATAATCGATTATCATATACATCCAAAACACGTTTTAATTGTTCCAAATTTTCATCAACAACACTTGTATCACACTTTTCACCTTTCCATTTTTTAAAAAGTTTTTCATAAATAATTTTACTAGCACAAGGGTAAAAATTTTGAGATTCTACTTCTAACCAAATATCCACATCTGTACCACCATATAAATCTTTGATATCTACATTATTTCTAGAAATATATCTCAATATACTTCTTGATTCAAATACAATACGATCATCATATTTTAATGCTGGAATTTTTCCAAAAGGTTGTAACTTTAAAAATTCTAATGTCTTTTGTTCATTCTTTTCCAAATCAATATGATTCATATCATATTTTAAATTTAATTCTTCCAATAAAATCAAAACTCTTTGTGTACACGTGGAACGAATATCTCCATATAAATCAACTTTAACCATTTTATTAATTTTCAATATAAAAATTAGTTAAACTAGACGTAATTTTAGAATTAATTAAAAAATTTTTCTAAACGATCTTCTAATTCTTCACGTTTACCAGATACCTTTAAACCTAATTTCAATAACAATTCTTTGAAAATTTTAATTGTAATTTTCTTATTTTGACTTTTTAAATCAAAATATTCTTTTTTAACATTTTCAATTAAAATTCCCGCATCATCTTGTACTTGTTGGTCTTGTATTTGTTGGTCTTGTATTTGTTGGTCTTGTACTTGTTGGTCTTGTATTTGTTGGTCTTGTACTTGATAATTTTGTGGTTTTGTAAATAACAATTGGTCGTTATAAAATACAACATACCAATTATTGTATTCAACCATTTCATCGTTTTCGTCTGTCTTTTTCTCTATAGTATGTTTATAGTATGTAAAATAGATACAATTATCATTTTGGTATTGATCGAAATTCAAAGGATCTGATATAAATACTGGTTTTTGTTCTATTTTTAAATCATAAAACATTTGAACGATATCTTGAAAAACGTTTTCAGGTGTATCATCCAAAGTTTTATTTGTGATTTCATTTTTATAATATTTGTATTCTATACAATTAATTATATCAACAATATTATAAAGTGATGTTATTCGATTTACTGAAATATTTTTCTGATGTAAATCAATAGTTTCAAAATTAAATTCAGTTGTACCATTATATAATTGTTGTGTAATTACTGGTATTTCTACTTTTGAAACAGTTTTTTGTTTTTGAAAAACACAATATCTATTTAAAAAAGATATATGTTTTTCACAATCTAATAAATTTAGATCTAACAAATCTGGGTTGTATAATTCACTAAATAATTGTGTATCTATGCAAGTGTACCCCTTATTTAACATAGTGTTTCTAAAGTTATCAAAATCAATAATCCATTCATCAGAACCTTCTCCCAAAATATTATTACCATTCAAGGTTATTTTCAAACTATTTCCATAAATAGAATTACCATTCATTTTTCTTTCCAACATATATACGATTTCATTATTCTCTTCATATGAAATAGTAGTTTTATCACCGAATAAACTATCAAGATTCCCATTATCCATGAATGATACAACAAAATATCCACCATCTTTTAAACAGGTATCTAAAATATTGATGATATTTTCTAAACTTTTTTCAGAATCAAAAAAATAATGAATCCCAAAATGGCAACATACAGTATCATATTTTTTATCACTAGATAAATTATTATAAATTATATCTACAGAATCATCTCTAGATAAATTATTATAAATTATATCTACAGAATCATCTCTAGATAAATCTAATTTGTAAAAATTGCAATTTGTAATTTTCTTTGATGAATCGTATCTTCTTTTGCATTCTTCTATATTTTTAAAAGAAATATCATAACCATCAACGTTTTTTACGTTATTATAAAACCATTTGTGCATATCACCTCCTCTACCAGAGCACAATTCCAATAATGTATCAACATTCTTACAATATTTGTTGTATAAAAATTCTTTAACTTTGTTATGAAAACGTCTCATTCTTTCAAAATATTGATCTTTTTCATTTGTATTCGAATAAAATTTTAACAAATATTCTTTTTCTATCGGATTATTTATATTGTTCCATATATCACAAGCAACTTTTACAAAATTCCCATGTTTACTAGGATTTACAGTTTTATCCCATCTAGTTCTTAATGGGACAAATTTTAATAATTGTTTTTCCCATCTAAATTCAATTACTGTATCTGATTTATATGTTTCTCCAGTTGTTTCATCTATTAAATCATCACTAAAAATAGTTTCATATGTTGTAACACCAGATGTATCATCACATAATTTTTCAATATCAAACAATACTTTTTCTGTTCTTTTTGTTTCTACATTTTTTACAGGCGCTTGTATATACAAGTTCCACCTTCCCATACCATTTTCGCTTGAAATTCTTTTACAATAAAAATCAATTGTATTCAATTCACAAGGTTTCCATTTTAATAATGTAACCCATTTTTTTGTATCTGGATACGGTTCATTTACTGGTGTAAATACAAGTCCATCGTTTTTGTAAATTTTTTCTAAAACTGAATCTAATATTTTCTTTGATCCACTAAATACATTTCCAAAATAATATTCCTTAACTGATAAATCATAATATTCAGATTTTGTTGATTCCAAAACAACCGTTTGTAAAAGTTGTAATCTATTTTTTAAATTATATTCAACTTTTCCACGTAAATCCAAACCATTGAATAACAATATATCAAATGATAAAAAACATATTTTGTTGCTATATTTAATCAATTCTCCATCTATAATTGTTTCGTGGTATTTCGAATATAAATCTGTTTTTAATATTTTGTTCAAATTATTATCCAAGAAATATACAAAACCTGTTTTATCAATATACATAAAATATCTATCACCATCAGCTTTATCAGTTACAGCATATTCTGATTTATACAAATTTACAATTTTTTCTTTGTGTAAAGTTTCCGGTTGTGCACCAACAAAATAATTCGCATTAACAAGATTCTTGTATTCATACAACACACGTTTCTTTTCATTTCCAGGTATGATATAATAATTATCTTGACGTTTCTGTAAAATTACCATTAAATAGTTCATAATCATATCTTTATAATCCAAAGATGTTATTTCCATTTCAATTTCATATTTTAAATGAATACGTGAACGTTTACAATCATTTTGTTCAACTATTGTAAAATCCAAATGACCAAAAGGCAACTCGTAGCTTGTACGATCTTTTGTTCTTATAATTGAAAAATCATCAACCTGTTTTATAGAGACATCACTCTTTTCATAAGCGACCGACATTCGCAAATCATAATCATATATATCATATGATCTAACACGCTGTTTTGACATTATCAAAACAGAATTGTCATCCAAATCTACAATACGTTTAATTACACTATTGTCATCTTGATAAATAAATTCACGAGTTTTTTTAAGTGTTTTTTTCATTTTTTGATTTTCAAACATATTTTTTAAATTATAAAAACTTTCAATTTCTACATTTGAATCAAAACAATATTTTTTTAACTTATCTTGATAAAATTTACCAAAACGAATTTCAAATTCACAATTCTTTGCAAGTGCATCTTGCAAAAAATTAAATAATGCACGCGTATTAGATTCACCAAAATCAAAAAATGATATTGTCATATATTATATCTAAAATATTATTTTTATTCAATTTTTTATTTTTATTCTCTAACTTATACATTTATAAAATCTCCCATTTCACTTCACCCCTATAAAAATCATCACCTACCACATTTTGTAAAAATTGTCTTCCACTTTCTCCATATAAATCAATCACATCTACATAATCACATTTTCCACCAATAATCTTACCTGTATTTGGATCGACAAATGCTCCTGTATCACCTGGATTACACGTATCTATAATCCTTGCAGTAAAGGTAACGTCATTTATTTCAAATTTCATCAATCTGTTACACCAAGGAATTTTATCAGGAGACGCACCTGCATATTTTGTATTCCAATCATCCAATGTAAAACCTAATAACAACGGGTTAACTGCAACTGCTGGATAATCTGGTATTTCTCCAACACATTGAAATACCGTATCTGTAAAATAAGTCAAAGTTGCTGTATTACCACTCTTTTTAGGAATACCAGTCATATTTCCTGACATTGTAGGTAATGAAACAACTGATGAAGTTGTTAAAGTACCTGGTTTACTTGTAATTGTAGGTTTTGTAATTTTAGTTGTAATTGTAGTTGTAATTGTAGATTTTGTAATTGTAGTTTTTGTTACAGGTATTATTTTTTTAGGTAATGGTAAATTAGTTGGTAAAGATATATCACTTGATACTTTATCACAATCATTTAATACAAAGCTTGAAACTAGATTTATCAAATTTAACAATAACATTTATTTATTAAAAAAATATT